ATTATTGTCGTCGTGTTGGACAATGCTCCATGCCGTAGGATTGTTGGCTTCGATTATCTTGCATGCTAAGATGTAGTCTTGTTTCATGTGTTTATTATATCAGGTTTTCCCGAGTTGTCAACAATTGTCCCCACCTTTACATAACTTTACAATGGGGTGCTGATAGCCCCTACCTATCAGACGGGGCCGGTTAATAGACATAGACTATCACCATACCACCGGGGCCCACCAACAGACTAACAGATGAGAAATTTGACAAAAACTTTCGGTGCTAAACTATGGACTAAATGAGCCCCCAGGAACAAATTTACATGTTGACTAAAGTTTCCTTAAGTGGTATAATTAAATTTAACTTATGGAATTTTATGAACTTAAATGAACTTTATGAATATGACGACGGCCTGCTATTAAATAAGAAAACCGGACATATTTACTGTAACCTAGATAGAGATGGATATGTGCGTGTCCGTAAAGACGGAAAAGAATATCGAGCCCATAGACTAATCTGGGAAATGTATAAAGGGCCTATACCTGAAGGTACATTAATAGATCATATAGACGGAGATAGTTTAAATAATAGAATAGAAAACTTACGTCTAGCTACTAGACAGCAAAATAATGCTAATTCAGTAGGTAAATCAAAGATAGGTCTACCTAAAGGTGTAACTCAAGTACAGGGAAGATTTAGAGCAAAACTATATCATAAAGGCATAACGTACTCCTTAGGTACCTATACTACAGTAGAAGAAGCTAAATTAGCATATGATACTAGAAATAATGAACTAAATGGCGAATTTGCCAAGGCTTAATAAATTTACCCCTTGACCCTAAATTGCTAAAAATGATATAATGTATCAAATTACCCGAGGTACCCCAATTGTCCCAGAACCTTCCTGCCACGACCCCCGCTGAAACGCTTGACATATCGCCCGAATCGCTTGAGATCGCGAACTGTTATCTACAGAACCAAGATGCCGCAGACGTCGCAAGTGTCCTAAATATCCCACAATCCCTAGTCACCCAAACTCTTCAGCGTAAAGACGTACGAGCGTATATTGACCAAGTGTTCTTTGATGTTGGATTCAATAATCGCTTTAAGATGCGCGCTGCGATGGATGCTATCATCAAAAAGAAGTTCCAGGATATGGAGGAGGCAGATGTTGGAAGCAGCAAGGATATTATCGAGATTTTAGCACTATCGCATAAAATGTCGATGGAACTTTTAGCTCGCCAGATTGAGCTTGAAAAGGTACAACAAGCTACTAATGTTAAGAATCAAGTAAATGTGCAGATCAACGGGTCGGATGGCTCTAAGTATGGTCAGCTAATTAATCAACTGGTAAACTTAGACGCGGTACCAAAATAATGCTAGCTTTATTAATAATCATTGTATTTTTTATGTTATATGTATGCTAACAATTTCTAGGCCCGATATTGATCGTGAAACGATTACAGAGTTTCCAGTTGCTACTAGGTTCATTAAACTACCTATTGTAAATTATTTGAAGCTATTACCGGCCGAGGATCCATTGACTAGGAAGCCTTCGACGGCTTGGGAACAAATTAACCGCGCCCAGATTGCGTTAATTAATGCAGTTAATAATCCACGTTATAGGTTTATTTGTGCTGCGCTAGCTAGGCGTCTTGGAAAGACCTACATCGCTAATGTTATTGGACAGCTAGTGATGCTTGTGCCTGGGTGTAATATATTGATTATATCGCCGAATTATAACTTGAGCAGTATCTCATTTGAATTGCAAAGGCATTTGATTCGCAGCTTTGACCTGGAAATGGCTCGTGATAACGTAAAAGATCGTGTGTTAGAATTAAAGAATGGGTCTACTATTAGACTTGGTTCATTGTCTACTGTGGATAGTAGTGTTGGCCGTTCGTATGACCTGATTATCTTTGATGAGGCTGCATTGGGTTCAGGTGGTGAAGAGGCTTTTAATATTGCGCTGCGTCCTACACTGGATAAGCCGGGTTCGAAGGCAATCTTTATTAGTACACCCCGCGGACGCGGTAACTGGTTTAGTCGATTCTTTGATCGTGGTTTTTCAGAGAACTTCCCCGAGTGGGCTAGTATCACTGCGGACTATAGTGAAAACCCACGTATGAGCGAGCGTGACGTTCAAGAGGCTAAGTCTGTAATGTCTAAAGCCGAGTTTGAACAAGAATACATGGCTTCCTTTAGCGTGTACGAGGGTCAGATCTATGGGCTTGATAAAGATACTCATGTACTAGATTATGTACAGCGAGATGGTGATGAAGTGATTGCAGGGCTTGACCCTGGTTACAAAGACCCTACTGCATTCTGCGTGGTTGTGTATTCACCGGCTGACGATTGTTATCACATTGTAGACGAGTACCAAGAAGCACAGGCTACGACTGCGGGGCACGTCGTACGGCTAAATGAGCTAATTACTAAGTGGTCAATTGAGAACATCTTCATTGACTCCGCAGCTGCTCAAACTGCTGCTGACTTAGCCTACACATACGATATTGCTACCATAAAAGCAAAAAAGTCCGTACTAGACGGCATCGCGCTAGTACAGACTTTAGTGGAACAGGGTAGGATTAAAGTATCTCCCCATTGCGAACATACATTGTTCATGTTTGACCAATACCGCTGGGATGGTCGCGATTCAGTAACAACTGAGCGTCCAGAGCATGGAATGGCATCTCACATGGCTGACGCTGTGCGATACGCTATTTACACGTTTACCATCGGTGGATAAACAACCGCTTATACCATGGTAATCTTTTGTATTTTTCTTCTCGTGTGGTTTTTAGTAGACGATATACGTTATATGCGTAAGCACTAGACGGGTAATGCTTAATTAAGCCCATTACATAATCTAGTGCTTTAATCTGCTGTTTATTAGTCATAGTTGAATAGCCTTCCAAAGAAGCCTCTACTGTTAAGTTTATTAAGTCGGTCTTGCGCGGCATGAAGCCTAGCGTGATATGCTCTAACCAGTTCTGCATTTTCATCTTTACCCTCTTTAAGTTCGGTTGCTGCTTGGTGAAGCATATACTCTTTATTGAAGTTATGCTTTAAATCATCGTGTTTTTCTTGTAAACTATTATGCTCGTGATACTGCTCTATATACTGCGCCATAATATCAAATGCAGAGTATTGCAATAGTTGTGGATTGTCTAGCATCCAGCTATAATTTATATTAGGATCCAGCTTAGGAGCACTAGTATTTAAGCAGTTAGGCATAGCCTTACGCATATGTATAAAATAGTTCTCCATAGTGTCTAGATGGTCTTTATGGCACCTTACAAGAATCTCAGCAAACGGCATACCTAACTGGTGATACGCATCCTGCATTTTAGCAGCAGCGGTACCTTTCTTAAGTTTATCGGAGTGCTGCTTCCACCTAGTCTCCATATCTACAGATTGTCCGATATAGAAAGCCTGGTTATCGAAATTTAGCTGATATATTCCTGATGTCATAATCGTGTTCCTTTGATGTATTATAGCATAAGCAAGGCCTCGCGGCAAGCATAAATTTAGGGTATGAGAGCATAAAAAATTTATATATTGACATACCGCTGCATGGGTGGTATAATTGGAGCATTACTAAAACGTGCGTACAAAATATGGCTAAAAATACAGAGAATAAGCGTATCGCCGTCAAACACGTAAGAGATAAAGCTAAGGCAGCCTACGATAAGAAGGACAGTTGCTATATTTGTGGTACTCAGGGCGACCTAGAGCTACATCACTTTCATTCTATTACAATCCTGCTGGAAAGCTGGGCTACGAGAAAACATTACGATATTTCCACAGATGCTGGGATACTCGAAGTTAGGGATGAATTTATTGCCGAACATCAGACTGAGTTATATGACTTAGTTCGTACTTTATGCAATAAACATCATGTCGCATTACATCGGATATTCGGAAAAGCTCCTCCAGCCGGTTCAGCTGAGCGTCAAGCACGCTGGGTTGACATTCAACGGGATAAAGCATCTGGTAAAGAGGTAAGTAAGAGTTCTGCTGTTGTAGGCTCGTTTTTTAGCCAATTTACCTAAGGGCACTTATGGCATGGTACAATAACGTAGGGAGTTACTTTCGAGAGAAACTTAACCCCGCGCAAGAGATAATTATTAGACAAGAAGGTATAATCGTAGGGTCTGACGCTCCTGCTAGTTATAGGGCTTCTTTCAAGAAACTAGAAACAGTTAATCGTGGTACAAGTATGATTGTAGCAGGTTGCGCTAGTTTAGACTTCGATATTAAAGACAAGATCTCCTCAGATATTCGTCCAGGTATGCGTCAAAAGACATTAGCTACGCTACTGAACTTCAGACCCAACCCATATCAGTCAGCACAAGATTTTAGATCAAGTATCTTTACAGATTTTATCCTAGAAGGTAACATCTTCATTTACTTCGATGGCGCTTTCTTATATCATCTACCAGCTGCAAGTATGCAGGTTCTGCCAGACGCTAAGACTTTTATTGCAGGATACACCTACAATAATATGCAGAATTTTAAGCCTGACGAAATCATTCATATTAGAGATACTTGTAGCACTTCTATCTATCGCGGTACTTCAAGATTAGTATCTGCTAATAGGTCTATAGAGATTTTATATAAAATGCAGGCGTTCCAAGAGACTTTCTTTGAGAACGGTGCAGTACCTGGAATGGTACTAACAACAGATAATACGCTAAGCCAAGTTGCTAAGCAAAAAACAATTCAAAACTGGATTTCAGGTTATAGCCCTAAAAACGGTGCTAGAAAGCCAATGATTCTAGATTCTGGACTAAAGCCAAGTAATCTATTAAACGCCAGTTTTCAAGATATGGATTTTGATAACTCTATCAAGTCCCATGACATTAAAATATTAAAAGCGCTCGGAGTGCCTAGCATATTACTAGACGGCGGAAACAATGCAAATATTTCCCCTAATATGCGCTTATTTTATTTAGAAACAATTATGCCAATTATTCGGAAATATTCTTCAGCAATGGAGAGATACTTCGGATACGATATTGATGCTATTACTACTAACGTTTCAGCCTTACAGCCAGAGTTAAAAGATATAGCTGCGTATAATACAACATTAGTTAATGGTGGAATTATTTCTGCTAACGAAGCTAGGGTTGAACTAAGATATACTCCAATAGCCGGGCATGATGACTTACGTATACCGGCAAATATTGCAGGTTCAGCAGTAAACCCTAGTTTGGGTGGTGCACCTAAAAAGCCAGATACGCCAGCTACTTAGAGCATATATTAAGGAGTAAGATGAGTAAAGAAAAAGTATTATTCGTAAATAGTACTTTTACTAAACAAACACCTTCAGCAGGCGACACCATTGACTCTATCTATATTGAAGGCTACGCAAGTACCAATGATACGGATAGATCGGGAGATGTAATTCCTAGCAGTGTTTGGGAAGCCGGTATTCAGAATTACCTAAAGAACCCCATCCTATTATCTCAACATGACCACGATGACCCCATCGGTCGTATGGTAGATTACAGGATTGATTCTAAAGGTCTATGGATTAAAGCAAGAATTTCAGCAGCTGCTGAGATTTTTAGTTTAGTAAAAGATGAAGTATTAACCGCATTTAGCGTTGGATTCCGCATCATGGATGCGGAATATAATGCTGTAGCAGAGTTATTTGTTATCAAAGAGTTGGAGCTGGTAGAAATATCAGTTGTATCAGTTCCTTGTAACCAAAACACTCTTTTTAGTTTGTCTAAAGCATTTTCAGATGCTGATGAGTACAAAAAATTTAAATCGCAGTTTGCACCCAAAAGCGAATCAGCTAAAGGGCTAGAATCCTCTAAGGAAGCAGACAGCAAATCACAGAAGGAAGTCGAAATGACCCAAGACGAAATTAAACAAATGGTAGCTGATGCTACTGCTAAAGCATTGGCCGATCAAGCTACTGCTAAATCCCTTGCTGATGCTCAAGAAGCTGAAGTGCAAGCTCGCATCAAGGCAGCTGTAGCTCTTGCTACTCCTACCGAAACCGGTGCTGAGAAACTAATGGCTGAAGTTGAGAAGCGTTTCGCTGATCAAGCTGCTAGCACAAAGTCAGTTCTAGAAGGTCTACAGACTGCTCTAACTGAAAAAGCTGCTGAAATCGAAGCAATGCAAAAGTCAAAAATGACTTTCGCCGAAGGCAAGTCTGCTGATGTTTCATACGCTGACAAAGAGAAGGCAGTTATCCTTTCTCGCATTACTGGTAAGTCAATCCAAGACACCAAATTTGGTCGTCAATTGATGGAAAAAACTGGTGCTCACTTGCCATCAGCTACATGGGAACTTGAAGTTTCTATGACTATGGAAGCTGAAGTTCGTCGTAAGCTAGTGGTTGCTCCAATCCTACGTAACGTTGCTATGCAAACAAACGTTATGACGATTCCAGTAAACCCAGAAGCAGGTTACGCAACTTGGGTTACTAACGCACAGTTTGGTTCTACCAGCAGTGCCGGTGGTAACGCTACGCATCAGTTGAAAGAAATCACTTTGAATGCATATAAAGTTGCTACCAACGAATATATGGCTTACGAAGAAGAAGAAGATAGCTTGATCGCTTTGATGCCTATCGTTCGTGATGCAATGGTTCGTCGTACAGCTCGTGCTATCGACAAAGCATTCTTGTTAGGTGCTGGTTCAGGTTCTGACCCAGTTAAAGGTCTTTCAGCTTACGCAGGTGTATCTTCAGTTACTACCCCAGCAGCTACTGCAGTAACTATGGCTAACATGCGCGCTCTACGTAAAGCCCTAGGTGCTTTAGGTCTAGATCCAGCTGAAGTAACATTTATCGTTAATACCGATACATACTACAACTTGCTAGAAGATACAGCTTTCCAAACAATGAACCAAGTTGGCCCACAGGCTACCTTGCTAACAGGTCAAATCGGTCAAATCGGTAACAGCCCAGTTCTAGTTTCTGCTGAACTTCCTGCTGCTGCTAATGGTACTAACCTTGCCGCTACATTGACTAACGTTGGTGCAATCGCAGTTTACACACCTAACTTCATCGTTGGAAATCAACGCGGTCTACGTATGGATACACAAGAACTCGTTGAAACTCAACGTCGTGTTCTAGTAGCCAGCCTACGTACTGGTATGACTCAAATCGCTACTAACCTCGGAGCTGGTGTTGCCGCTCTACGTTACGTTGCTTAAGTCTAAGTAAATAAAGATGGGACTTCGGTCCCGTCTTTTACATTGGTTGCGTGCAGCCTATGTAAAAGATAAAGGAATAAATATGGGACTACCACTAGTTACAAGAGCAGAATATAAGGCCTACATGGGCATCTCTAGTACTACTAGTGATTCTGCTATAGATGCAATTATACCAAAAGTTAGCGAGTTAGTTAAAAGTATCTGCCGCAGAACTTTTATTGATTACGTAGACGATGCTAAGGTTGAATACAGCGAAGGCGGAACAGATGCTATTGAATTATCTGAGTACCCAGTACTGTCCGTTGCTAGCTTAGAGTATTCTACAGACTTTGGCGCCACGTATACTACTCTAACAGAGTATACTAATTATGTACTATCTAAGGCTACTAACAGTATTCGAGCACTAATAATGGATGCAGTACCACTAGAGTCATATGGTTATGCACCATACGGTTCCAGCAAAGTTAAAATCTTTCCAGAAGCTATCAACGGTTATATAATTACATATACTGCTGGGTATCTAGAGATTCCACAAGACTTAAAACTATGTATCTTAGATATTATAGCTTACTACCTTAAAAATGATTCTTCTGTGCACACACATAAGAACGTTAACCCTAATTCGATGCAGATTGAGTATTTGAGTAATACCCACTTCCCTGCACACATTAAGCGTATCCTAGATCTATATACTGCGAGCTATAATTAATTATGAGCGTACAAGAGTTTAGCAATGCTTTAAAATCTGCAGCTTTAAAATCTTGGTTTCAAAGACTTAGTACTGATAATATTTTAAAAATGTCCTCTAAAGATATTCGTAAAAAAGAATCGGGTAAGGAGTTTAACTCTTTTTATATTACTAATAAAACAATATCAGATATAATAGAAAAGTTATCCGGAGTACAAGCTTCCCCGGAACAAGTAACCAAAGTTTTTGCTAATTTAGCAAAAGCTAAGTACGGTAAGGGTAGTGTAGGTAAAACTATTACAGAACCTTATATTGATGGTAAGGCATTATATTATCCACGCATAAGTATGGATAATATAAGTTCTATACTAGATACAGGGTTTGAAGATGTACTAACTGAGGCAAAGGTAAGGAACCCCGATATATCTATTAGTAGTTTTTTTCAAAAGGGCCACGTTTTTGGCATATTCCCTAAAAAACTAGCTCAAACACGAAAATCACTAGCCACTAATACTACTCTTACTGATCAAGCCAGATCTTTATTAGTAGGGTTTTTATCAGATCTAGAAAAACAACTAGAAGAAGAAGATTTAGCTACCTCTAACTTAAAAACTTCTAGTTACGGATTATACGCAAAATATAAAAAACGTACTAACAGTTATTTAGTAGAAATGCAGTTAGTAGAAACAAATGAAGAAGCAGGAAGAGCCCAAGCGCCTTTAGCTAAAGCAGTACGTAAATACTTAAATCCAGGAGCTATAAGTTTTACTTCTACAGGTATTAAGTTCACGGAGGGAAGTGCAGAACAGCGCATCAAGCAGTTAATGCTAGATAATGTTGAAAAATTAATAGGCACAAAAGGCTCTCCCTCTATGTTAGATCTTATAAAAGCGTCTATTGTAGATTCTTTAAATGGTAAAACCGTATCTAAAAAAGAGTACTATTCACCTAATGTAAAAGTAATACAGTCAAAAGCGTCCAAAGTAGATACGAAGGATGCGAAAGCTAAAATTAAGAAAGACCTTGACCAGGTTCGTAAATTAAAGCAGTCAGTTAAGGCTGTGCCTAGGTTTCAAAAAGATTATTCAGAAACTCTTTCTTTAGTCAGCTTACAACTTCTAATAAACACTCACTTGCAAGACGTAATATCTGCAAATATGGGTACAGGCAATGACCCTAGGATCCTAAACTACCAAACCGGACGCTTCGCAGCGTCAGCCAAGGTAGAACGTATGAGTCAAAGCAGAGAAGGTATGATTACAGCTTTTTATAGCTATATGAAGAATCCTTACCAAACATTCGAGCCCGGCTATCGCCAAGGTTCCCCAAAAACAAGAGACCCTAAACTGCTGATTGCTGGCTCTATCAGAGAAATTGCAGCAAGTAAAGTAGGAAATAGAATGAGGGCAGTCTTACTATGAGTCGTAGAACATCGATTTTAAAAGCTATCGTAGAAAAGCTTAAATTAATAGATGGCGAAGCGCCCTATAATACTAACATATATTCAAATGCTTATCCTATCCTAAAATTTTGGGACGAAGTAAATGATTTTCCATGTGTATACGGCTCGTCAGGTTCCGAAACTAGAGAGTATCTTCCAGGTGCATTCACCTGGGTATACTTAGGTATCACACTTAAGATGTACTGTAAAGGCGAGAATGCTCAAATTGAGCTCGAACAGCTTCTAGAGGATATCGAAACAGTTATCAATAATAATCGTGTTTTAGTATACGATGTTGATAAAAATTACGAAACTACTGAAATTTTGGTAGCTTCAATAACAACTGATGAAGGGCTATTAGCCCCTTATGCCATAGGTGAAATGAACCTACAGGTTAGATATCAGATGATGTAACCAGTATCAGAGGTACGAATACAGATAAATATCTAGTCTAGTACCGAGATACTAAATAAAAAGGAAATAAAATGGCATTAAATCTAGTACGTAATAGTAGAGTTTACTTTACTACAAACTTAGACAGTAGTGATAAGGTAGCATTAACAGGCTTCTTATCTACTAACACATACGAAATCCAGGTTCTAGACGGATTTACGTTCTCACAGAATACTAACAGTGATACAGTTACAACCAGTGAAGCCGGTATCGCACCTGTTCGTGGTCAGCGCTCATTCAATACTTCACTAGCCCCTGTGGATTTTAGCTTCTCAACTTATCTACGCCCATCGTTTGACGATGCAGTAGGTGAACAAAAGGTAGTTTGCGAAGAAAGCGTTCTATGGAACGCAATTAGTGGTGTTGCAGCCATTGGTGCGACTGGCGCAGGCTGGACAGCAGGTAACGCAAGTACCGTATCTTTTGCTAACAGTAATGCTCACCAATTACAAAAATTTGGTATGATCTTTATTGTTGACCAAGTTGCTTACGCTGTTGATAATTGCTCACTAAATCAAGTTACTATTGATTTCGGTTTAGATGCTATTGCTACAGGTGCTTGGACAGGTCAAGGCACTACGTTGCGTAAACTAGGTGATGGAGTTACATCTGTTTCCGGTACTTTTGGTGCAGGTCTAACAGGTTCATACAAAGTAAAAAATACTGAAGCTAAGTTTATTACTAATAAGCTTTCTACTCTAACATTAACTTTGGTTAAAGAACTCAAAAATACAGCAGGTACTACTGTTGCTGCTGCAAATACTGCGTATAACGTTGCGTTAACCGGTGGGTCACTTACTATTAACAATAACATTACCTATGTTACTCCTGCTAACTTAGGTACAGTTAACTTACCTGCTGTATACTACACGGGTACACGTGCTGTTTCTGGTACAATTAATGCTTACCTAAAAACAGGCTCAACAGGTGATGATTCAACAAGTACTGGTAAGCTATTAGCAAACATGCTAGACGCCGCCTCAGTTACGATTGAACCAATGTTTGCACTATCAATCGCTATTGGCGGTTCAGCTAACACACTAAAGATTGTAGCAAATATCCCTTCAGCAGTATTAACAGTTCCAACAGTTGACGTGCAGCAGGTTGTTTCTACAGCTATTAACTTTACTGCTCAAGGTTCTACAGGTACCGGCGCTAATACTGTATATGACTTAACATCTACTAATGATATTACGCTTAAGTACTACGCTTTAGATACTACGTCACCAGAAGCTGTAGTTTAATTTTCCCTGGTGGGGGTTTGATCTCCCCCACCTCTTTTTCTCTCTGTTTCATAATAAAAGGACCATTTTCATGGCAACAACAAACGCAGCTCTAAGCCTTAAGTCTCTATTGGTACCGTCAAAATCGGTCGAAGTAGACTACCCAGGGTTCAATGGCTTTAAAATTAACGTAGTATTTCTATCACGCGAAACCTTAGTAGGTATCCGTAAGAAAGCAACTAAAACGGTATTTAAAAACCGTCAACCGCTCGAAGAACTTGATGACAAGTTATTCTTGCAATTATACGTTAATGCATGTATTAAAGGTTGGTCAGGCTTCAAACTATCTTACCTAGAACAGCTGGCTCCAGTTGATCTAACCGGACAAGATATGGATAGCGATCTACCTTACGATCAGGACAATGCTTTGTTCTTGATGCAAGCTTCAGCTAATTTTGATGCTTTCATTTCTGAAACAGTAACTGAGCTGTCAAATTTCACGAAGACCAGTACCGCGAGTTAAATCGCCAGCTAGCTTCCTACTTTGCTAATAGCACTATATCAATGACTAAAGATACGTACTTTGAAATGTGCGAAGCTTTAGGCACTGAGCCAGTCGAAGAAGAGATCCCTATAGAATATGAGGATTTCTTTTTAGATGTTCAAGAAGCTCTTGGTATATATCAAAAGCTTCGAGATGAGTGGGATACGATGAATGGTGTATATATGGGTAAAACCTATGCAGGACTACTAGATATTCTAGACCTGCTTGAGGTACCGGTCGAAGATAGACGCACTCAGTATGAGTTAATAGGGATTATTGATACGCATAGGTCAAAAGCCATTGCGGATGCAAAACCTAAGACAAAATAAGAAACCCCTGTACTTAATGGTACAGGGGTTTTTTTATTGGGAGGAAAATTTTAACCATTGACACTACAATCCATAAGTGCTATAATGGTAGCTACTAATAATAATGCGTAATTTTTTGCGTATTGATGAGGGAGAAATTATGGCAAATGATATTAGAATAGGAATGACACTAGATGATGGTGGCTCTATTGCTAACAAGAATAAAGACGCGCATGCACTAAAACAAACTTTACAGGCTGCCAGTACTGCAGCTCAAGGTATCCGTGTACCTGTAGCAACAAGTGCGGCTCGTCAAGGAGTAGCAGCTAGCCAACCAATGTCTGCTGCTTACAGAGCTGCGGCAGCTCAACCTGGTGGTGGAGCAAGTGATACGAATCTAAGTCGAGGACTAGCAGGTCAAACTGGCGCTAGTGGGCGAGATTTTGCTGCACAAGCTCAAGGCTTGGGCGGGCTTGTTCACGTCTATGCAACTTTTGCAGCTAACTTATATGCAGCTAGTGCTGCATTTACGGCCCTATCTAAAGCTATGGATACGTCTAACCTTATCAAAGGCTTAGATCAATTAGGTGCAGTATCGGGAAGAAACCTAGGTAGTTTAGCTAAACAAATGGTGGCTGTTACTGAAGGTGCTATTTCTATGCGGGATGCTATGACATCTACCGCTATGGCAAGTTCAGGCGGTATGACCAATACCGCAATAATTAGAATGACAGAAGTAGCGAAAAAGGCGTCTCTAGCATTAGGTAGAGATCTTCCTGATTCTATGGATAGGATTACTAAGGGTATTATTAAAATTCAGCCAGAACTATTGGATGAATTAGGTATTATGACTCGCGTTATTCCGGCACAAGAGGCGTACGCTCGTGGTATTGGCAAAACTGCTAGTGCTTTAAGTGACTTTGAAAAACGCCAGGCATTTGCAAATGCAGTATTGGATGAAGGTGAACGCAAATTTGGTAGTATTAGTTTAGATACTAATCCGTACTCCAAGGTACTTGCCTCGATTAATAATTTAATGCAAGGCGGCTTAGATCTACTTAATAAAGTACTAGGTCCTATAATGTCGGCACTATCCGCCAGCCCTACAGGTTTAACTGTAGCATTGGCAGCAGTAGGTTCAATACTTTTAAAGCAAGCAATCCCTGCATTAGGTATGTACCGTAACGCCGCTAAACAGGCCCAAGAGGAGTCTTTCTCTAGATTACAGAAACTATCTAGAGATAATACCGATAGGCTAGCTGCAGGTGATGCAGAAGCAGCTGATATAGCAGAAAAGAGCTTTCAGAGAGAAGTAAAAACAGTAGAAAGAGTAGATAAGTTAAAAAAGACGCGTACTAACGTACAAATCGTAGGTAGAGATGTGCAAGATTTAACTCGTAAGAGCATATTTGAACAAACTCCTGCAGATATTGCCGCAATTAAGGCACGCTCATTAAGCTTGTTAGAATCTGATAAAGCTACTTATAAAACTCAAGGAAAAATATTAGAGAAGAGTCTTGCTGAAGGGGATAGACTAAGAGCAGAAAGCGAAGCTAAAGGTACAGCAGCTTCAGAAGCCAGAGAAGACGCCGATAAGAGAAGATTTGCCCATAGTACTATAATGGCACAAAACTTAGATAAGGCCACCAGCAATGCTTCAAAAAGACAAATCTTATCTATAACCTCAGAAACTGCAGCAATATCAGGCACAAAAGCGGCTTGGAAAATGCTAAATAATGAGATAGCTCAAAGTAAGGCAGGACTACAAGTACTCTCAGACGGTACTCCTGTAAAAGCCACAGGATTATTAGCTAATGGTTTAACTAGAGTAGCAGGTACTTTTGCTATAGCTAGTGCTATGGCTACTAATCTAATGTCGGCTCTGCAAGGTTTTGCTATGTGGATAGGTGTGGCAATAGCTGCATTCGAAATATTAGATTCAATATTTAGTAAAAGTGCAAAACAAACTGAAGAGTACAAAAATGCATTATCTAATTTAAATGATTCCTTTGATAACACAAGAAGAACTCTAGACGCGATTAATACTAAAGACCCTCTGAGCTACTTTAGTGTAGAGTCTATTCAGGCTAAAGCTACGGCATTGGGCGAACTTACCGGCTCATTAGATAACGTTATTCTTAAGTTCAACAAAGTTCAAGAAGCTCAAGGACCATGGGATAAGTTTTGGGATGGTATCTGGGGAGTTGTTGGTAAAAGTTCTAAAGATAAGTTGATAGATAGCGTATCTGGATCTGTAATTGATAGTTTCAAAATGTTAGATGAAGGTCCTGCTAAGAATAAAGCAAGAGATGCTTTAAATAAGATTTTTGGGCAGCCTATAGATGTAAACAGTGTTAAAGGGTTTGAACAGTCTATAGCTAATCTCGATAAGACCATTGTAGCTAGTAAAGCCAAAGATATAAGCAAACTATTAACCGATATTAGTAGAAACTCTAATAATGCTGCAGAGTCCCTAACAGGATTTAAAAATGCTTTAGCAGATATAGATAAACAAAGCACTAGTTTAAGCAATGCTTTAACACCTACTGATGATTTTAGTAAACTGGGTATAGAGTTACAAAAAGGTGCTACTAAATTAACCGAGTCTTTACAGGACCCTATCACTGCATTAACTGCACTTAGGGATTTAGCTAAGGATACAAAAACTTTATCCCTACTGCCCGCCAATGTACAAGACCAACTAATTTCAGCTAAAAATAATTTAGATAGTTTGGCAAAAGCCCAAGCCGTGGCCGCTAAAGATCTAACATTAGCCTTAGCTGAAGAATCTAAAGCACTTGCCAATGTAGCTTTAGTATACGAAAGTAATAGTGCAAGTATCGCTGATGGTTATGCGGTACAAACGGAACAGGTAGCTGAATTCAGTGCAGCAGAAACTTTAGCATTAGAAAAGGCACAGCAAAGAACTGCAGAAGTAAGAAAAAGATTATCATTAGCTAGACAAGCTTCAGATATTGAAGTTACTAAGTATGGTAATATAGCTGCAGAAATGGCAAAAGTAAGTTTTGATATGCTAGGAAAAGGTCTAGCTAAAGCCTTGTCTGAAGCAGCTATAGCTTCAGCAAGAAGTTATATTGATTTAATTAAATCTTCAGGTGGACCTACTGCAGCACTAGAAGCAGATGTAGCTACAAGACAAGTAAAAATACAGATTGCTGATATTGAAGCTAGGTACGCTAACACAAATGCAATAATTGACCTAGGCTTAAAAGTTAGGGAGCTGTCTTTAATAGAAGAAAAGAAGTTACTTGAAACAGATACAAAAACTAGAGACCCATTAGTATATGCAAAAGTATTGGGCGAACTAGCTGCTGTACAATTTGCTAGAAGAAAGATAGACTCCTCAGAACCAGGTTCCTCAAGAGAACTAAGAGGTTTAGCGGGACAGGCAGCAAGCCAGGCAACTATGGTTACAGGTGGTGGTAGAGGTACAGTAGGTATACCTAACTATCTACCTCCAGAAGCTGTAGCAGGTATTAAACTTTTAAAGGAGTCTATTAATCTATCTTTTGGTAAGGATTCGCAGTTAGCAGGACTTGTTCAACAGCTTAAAAGTATTGATATTACTAAAACTGTAGGTTTAAAAACTGAGGCAAAAACACGAGAATTACAAGGTGTACAGCGTGAAGGCGTAGGGTTACAAATAACTTCCACGGATTTAGCAAATAGTAAAACATTATTAGGTACTTATAATAGTACCTTAGAAACAGCTAGTCAAATAAATGACTTACATATACTAGATAATAAAGCCAAACAAGAAAGCATATCTTTGGATATTAAAGAAATTGGGGCAAAAGAGGCTTTAGCTTCTGTTACTTCAAGAACATCTGATAATATTGGAAGGTCTAATGAGGAGCAGTTGCGCGCGAACGCTGCAAATATAGCTCTAACTACAGTTGCCGCTGATAGGGCTACCAATTTAAACAAAATTGAGTCGGAAAGAGCGCAGATAATTAATAAATATTATCAAGCGCGTAAAACTGGTGAAGCTGCAATTGCTAAGATAGAAGAAGATCACCAACGTATATTAAGAGCAAATACTCTAGAGTTAAAATCTATTAGTGATACTGATGACGAAGCTAGATTATCAAATCTAAAAGAAATAGGTGCGATTAGTGAAGCTGATTACATAAAACAATCTGATAGGTTAAAACTTGCTGCAGAAGATCGTAAATATACAGAAGAAAGATCTAACTATTTAAAAGATCAAGCAATAAGTATGGGCGTACTTAATGATCAACAAAAAGCTTTCAATGATAAAATAGCTTCTAATAATGCTCTTATAAACTCAGGTACAGGTTCTGAACAGCAAATAGCTGCTGCTAAAGCTTCTAACCAAGTAGCTCTAGCCTCTTTAGCAGATATAAATGCTGCCCAGAAACGAGGCACTGACGAAGAGC